TAACATGGGCGCGGCAATGGCTAAGGCACAAAATGCTTATGTCAACGGTTTGCTAATCTCAGGTGCAACACTTGACGGCACAACAGTTGCAACATACCCAACAGCAACTGAATTGCTTGGAATAATTTCACGCGGTTCAGCAAGCGTTTATGGCGCAACTGCTGGATTACCAAACCCATTTGCACGCAATTTAATTGCGTCAACAGGTCAGTGGGCAAACCTCATGACATTGAACGACGCAGGTCGTCCAATTTATTCACAGGTTTCTAATCCTATGAATCAGCCTGGTGTTGCAGTGCCAACAAGTTTGACAGGAAACGTTGCGGGCTTGAACCTATACGTTGACCCAACAAACGGCGGCGACGGCGACGGAACATTGCTTGTCGTTAACCCTGACGCATACACATGGTACGAGGGTACCCAATACCAATTGCGTGCTGAATCAACTGCTGACGGTTCAATCACCGTTGGTATTTATTCATTCGGTGCATTGGCAACAAAGATCGCCGCGGGTGCGTTCAAGAACAACAAGGCTTAATCGCCACAAACTAATCATGCGGCGGGTTCTCCCGATCTCGCCGCAGCAGATCGAAAGGAACGGACATGCCAGTCATTGTCACAGCAAGCCAATTGCGTACGGTGCTTGGCGTGTCCGTTTCCCTTTATTCTGACGCTTATCTTGACGAAATAATTAACACTAGCGAAGCAGTAATTTTGCCAATGCTTGTCGCCAATACTTCATGCGTCACTGGGTACAAATTAACTTCAAACGTCGCGACCTATTACACACAACGCGCACATCATTTTGTTGCAGGTCAGTCGGTCATTGTGACTGGATTGCCTGCACCGTTTTCTGCAACAGTTACAGTCGTCAAGGCTGAGGAATACAATTTTACCGCTGCGATAACAAATGCCGACGTTACATTGCGAGAAATTATTCCAACAGGCACGGCAACACTTTCAGGCTATTCAGCAGCTGACATTTACGCAAACAGCGCGCCAATTGAATCAGCGGTTCTCGCAGTCAGCGTTGAAGTCTTTCAATCACGCGTTGCAGCAGGTGGACAGATTGAAGGCGTAGATTTTGCCAGCACGCCTTATCGCATGGGACGCAGTTTGACCAATAGGGTGTCCACATTGCTTCAGCCATTTTTAGACGTTGAAACGATTTGTCAATAATGCCAGCCAACGCCGTTGCAGATACCCGCGCAGCCTTAGCAACTGCCTTTTCATCACTTGCCGCAACTTGCTATTCAAGCGTGCCTGAATCACCAATTCCACCAGCAATTGTGATTGTGCCCAATTCGCCTTACATGGAAGTTGTTTTGATTGGTAAAGCCAAGACACAGGTCAAACTTAATTTTGCAATCACCGCCATTGTTGCTTCAAATAGCAACGCTGGTTCGCTAGACAATCTAGAAAAACTCATCATAGGAATTCTTGCGGCAATGCCCGCAGGATACGTTGTTGGCGTTGTTGAAAAGCCAACAGTGTTGGAAGTAGGACAATCTCCAATGCTGGTTGCTGACATAAACGTTTCAACGTACTACACTCAAACAACATAGGAGAATCATGCCAACGACAATCATCACAGGTCGCGATCTCGTCTTGACGATTGCGACGACAAACTATGACGCACAGGCGACCAGTGCGACATTAACTAACTCACCAACAATTACGACTTATCAGACACTTGACGGTAAGGCTTACAAGCGCATTGACGATCAGTGGACATTTGACGTTGAAATGCTTGCTGACTGGGGCGCGACTTCATCACTTTGTGAAGCACTATGGGCAGCTGCTGAATCAGCACCAAACACAGCGTTGGCAGTATCACTAACAGCGGTAACAGGCGCGGTCTTTGCTTTCACAGTAATGCCAATTTATCCAAGCGTGGGCGGTTCTGCGCCTGACGCACAGACCGTTTCAATGTCATTTGTTGTAGTCAACAACGTGACAGAGACATTCAGTTAAAAACTACTAATCGGGAGACAAAATGAAACTACCAATAACCATTGAATACGCTAACGGCGAGCAAGCAACCTACACGGCTGCACCGCCTGAGTGGGTTAAATGGGAAAAGCACACAGGTAACACCATTGCACAAGCGCAAGATAAAATGGGAATTTCTGATCTTATTTTTCTTGCCTATCACGCCATGAAACGTGAAGCAGCGGGCAAGCCAATCAAGCCAATGGACATTTGGACTGAAACAGTTGCAGAAGTCATGGTTGGTGAGGCAAACCCAAAAGTTACCCAGTCGGAAGCCTAAGTCGAATCGTTTGGGAAGTAGCCCTAGCAACAGGGCTACCCCCAAGCGAATTTGAAACAGCCGAAGACATTTTGACCGTGATCGAAATACTAGAAAGGCGCAACAATGGCTGAAGATGCAATCACCTATGACAAAGCCGAACTGCGTTCAATTATTAGATCATTCAAAGCAATGGACGACGAAACAATTGCCCAAGCCAAACAAGCCTCTAGCGAGTTGGCAGATTTTGTGCGTGGAAGAATTGTTGCAACCGCAAGCACGGTGACGCGCAACCGCTTGGACAATAAAGTTGCTGAAGGCGCAAAGGTTTCAAAATCATCAAAGGTAGGTGAAATCAGTTTTGGTTTTGCTGGTCAAAGATTAAGTGGCGGTGGAACAACGCAGCAACTTTGGGGCGGTTCAGAATTTGGTTCAAACAAATACAAGCAATTTCCAGTGTGGTCAGGTCGTGAAGGTCGCGGGTCGCGTGGTTGGTTTATTTATCCAACCTTGCGTTCGGTGCAGCCTGACATAATCCGCAAGTGGGAAGAATCATTTGACAAGATAGTCAGGAAGTTTGACTAATGGCTGGTTCAAGAACCCTCAAACTTTCAATCCTTGCTGAGACAAAAGACCTTGTTGAAGGGTTAAATTCAGCAAGCAAAGAAACACAATCTTTTGGCGATAAAGCAACCGAGTTTGGCAAGAAGGCTGCGTTGGCATTTGCGTTGGCGGGTGCGGCTGCACTGGCTTTTGCTGGCGACGCGGTTCGAGCAGCTGCGCAAGATCAAGCAGCACAAGAAAAACTTGCTGAGACAATTAAGGCAACAACAGACGCCACAGCCAGTCAGATCAAAGGCGTTGAGGATTACATAACCAAAACGTCAATTGCCGTTGGTGTTGCAGATGACCAATTGCGACCTGCATTTGGCAGACTTGTCAGATCAACAAAAGACGTTGACGAAGCCCAACGTCTGTTAAATCTTGCACTTGACCTCAGTGTGGCGGCTTCAAAACCTGTCGAAACTGTCGCAAACGCATTAGGCAAGGCTTATGACGGAAATTTTGCAGCCTTAAATAAATTGGGTCTAGGGCTTGACGCAAACATTTTGAAAACAAAAGATACTGAAGCAATTGTTAAATCGCTTGAAGCGACCTACGGACAATTTTCTGAAGGTGCTGCCGAAACGGCTGCCGTTAAATTTGAACGCATACGCATTGCAACAGATGAAGCCAAAGAATCTATTGGGGCAGCATTATTGCCAGTTGTTGAAAAATTGGCTGATTTTGTTTTGACAACGGTTGTTCCCAATCTTGATTCATTTATCAAAGCGCTGACAGGCGAAGGCAGTTTGCAAGAAGCAACTGACAATGCCACTGACGGCGCATACCAATTTGGTCAACAAGTGCGCAAAGTTATTACCACGGTCATAGACTTTAAAGACGAACTAATAGCCGTCGGTGCTGTAATTGCAACCATTTTTGTTGTTTCCAAAATTAGCGCGGGTGTTACAGCAACCATTGCACTTATTAAAACTTTGATCGTCGCTTACAACGCTTTAAAGGCTTCAGCCATTGTTGCTGGCGTTGCAGCAGCATTTGCCTTAAACCCTTTGCTTGGCGTTGGCGCGGTTGCTTTAGCCGCAGGTGTTCTTGCAGCTGCTAACGCTTTAGCAGGTCAAGGTGACGGTGGCGCAGGTGGTGCGCCTTCAACTGGTGCCATACCTTTTGCAAGCGGTTTTGGCACACAATCTGTTACAAAAGTTGCGGAAACTAACGCTGCGGACGCAGCGGCTTTTGCAAGGGAAAAGGCACAGGCAGCAGCACAGCGTGCCCAACTTGATGCAAACATAGCAAGAACCAAAGCCCAAGCAGACCAAACGGCATTGTTAGCGGCACGCACGGCGGCGGCGGTTGCAAGCCGTAATTTGAATGACGTTTTGGCAAGCCAAAGCGGGCAATTGCCAACCTTTAATGCAGGTGCTTTTAGAGCGGCTGAAGCCGCATCTATGGGTGGCACAACGATTAACTTGACGGTAACTGGTGCTTTAGATCGCGAAGGCACAGCCCGAACAATTATTGACACTTTAAACAATTCGTTCTATCGCGGTACAGGCGGCGCTGATAACCTGCAATTAACATGACGCAATGGAATCCAATTTGGAAAGTTGAAATTGACGGTGTTGCGTACACAACAGCCGTTTTGGCAAATTTGTCCATTCGCAGCGGTCGAACAAACATTTACGAACAAGCGCAAGCGGGTTATGTCAATCTTCAATTGCTTGACGTTGCACAAACGACAATTCCTGTTTCGATCAACTCAACAATCAGTGTTTCTATAAAAGACACTTCAGGCACATTTGTAGCAATTTTTGGTGGCAACGTTGTTGACATTGGAATTGAAGTCCGTGACGTAGGTTCAGTCATGTTTACGCAGACTTATTCGATTACCGCACTTGGCGCATTGGCGCGCTTGCCAAAAGCCCTGACCAACGGTGTTTTATCAAAAGCATTTGACGGCACACAAATCAAAACAATTCTTTCAGCGGTTTTATTGGCAACGTGGGCTGAGGTTGCTGGTGCAGTGACATGGGCGACTTTTGACCCAACAATTACTTGGGCAAACGCTGGCAATAATGGTTTGGGTGAAATAGATACCCCAGGCAATTATGAATTGGCGGCACGCACGTCAAGCCGCACCGACGTTTATTCTTTGGTCTCAGCATTGGCAACGTCAGGTCTTGGGTACATTTATGAAGACGCCCAGGGGCGCATTGGCTACGCAGACAGCACGCACCGAACGAACTATCTTGCAACTAACGGCTACGTTGATTTAGACGCCAATCAAGCCCGCGCAGCTGGTTTGCGCATTGAAACCCGCGTTGGCGACGTGCGTAATTCCTTGACCATAAAATACGGCGCAACCAGTAGCAACGAACAATCTGCCAGCGACGCTGCCTCAATTGCCCTTTACGGCACGCTTGCGCAAATTATTTCAACGACCCTTCATAATTCAGCAGACGCCACCGCCCAAGCAAATTTCTATCTTTCGTTGCGTGCCAACCCTCAACCCATTTTTAGCGAAATTACCTTTGACCTTACAAACCCTGAATTGGACAATGCTGACCGCGATAACCTCATTGGCATTTTTATGGGAGAAGCCATTGCCTTGACCAATCTGCCTTTAAACATGAGTTCGGGTGCCTTTCAAGGCTTTGTCGAAGGCTGGTCATTTCAAGCGTCTTATAACCAACTTTCAGTAACCTTGCTACTTTCACCGCTTGCTTACTCATTGCAGGCAATGCGTTGGAGTGACGTGCCAATTACGGAAACATGGGCAAGCGTGTCGCCGACATTAAATTGGGAAAATGCGACAATAGTCGCCTAAGGAAAGGAAACCCAAATTACAAATCCTACTTCGAATTACGGCTGGGTTTTACCCAATTCTGCGGATTTAGTTACGGACTTACCTGCGGATTTTGACGTTGCATTGCAAGGTGTTGACACATCATTAAAAGCGCTGAACCCAGCAACAACGCTTGGTGACATTCAATACAGATCATCAACTGCCAACACAAACACACGTTTGGGTATTGGAACGACTGGACAAATTTTGACAGTTGCGGGTGGTGTGCCGACTTGGGGAGCAGCACCTTCAAGTGGGTCAATGACGCTATTAGCCTCAACCGCTTTGTCAGGTGCATCGGTGTCTTTTACATCAATCAGCGGATCTTACAAGGACCTCAAATTGGTAATAACTGATTGGGAAGTAAATGGTGGGACATTAAGATTCACAATCAATAATGATGCTTCAACACTTTATGATCGCATTGGACAGCAATTAAACAATTCGGGTTCAGCATCAATTATTACTGGATCAGATCAAGCAAATGTAAGCCTTACTGGAGACACGCCATCTACAGGTGCGGCACTTAATCACACAGTAATTGATTTCTTTGATTACACAGCATCAACGGCTGTCAAATTAGGTCGTTTTCTTAATGTTTATGACATGTCCACAGCAGCCTATGGAATTGTCAATGCAGCCTGGGCTTATTCATCTGCAACGGCATTAACAAGAATTGATCTATCATTATCAACAAGCACATTTGCAGCAGGTAATGCCTACTTATACGGAGTGAACTAATGAAAAAAATCGAAGTTAATGTTCAAACAGGTGAAGTCACCGAAATTACTATGACAAAAACCGAAATTACGGCTTTAGAAACTGCAACGGCAAAGGAACAAGCGGAGATTCAAGCAAAGATTGATTCAAAAATTGCTTTGCTTGCAAAATTGGGAATCACTGACGACGAAGCAAAATTGTTACTTTCATGAACTATCCTGACGGCACAAATGCACGATTGATTGAAGTCGCGGCAGCTGAAGTAGGGACGGTTGAGGAAGGCGACAACCTGACCAAGTACGGTAAATTTACAAAGGCTGACGGTTTGCCTTGGTGTGGTTCATTTGTCAATTGGTGTGCAGCGCAAGCGGGCGTCAAGATTCATTCAGTTATTGGCACTGCTGCTGGCGCGCATAAGTTTAAAGAAATCCAACGTTGGTCAAATCTGCCGCAATTGGGTTATCTTGCTTTTATGGACTTCCCACATGACGGCGTTGATCGCATTTCACACATTGGAATTGTTGCTGGACTAATTGACGACAAGCATTGCATGACTATTGAAGGCAATACCAGCGGAACAGGCGACCAGCGTAACGGTGGCATGGTCATGGTCAAGGTTCGTAAAATCGGGACTGAAATTGTTGGCTTTGGTATTCCAAAGTTTGTCCCTTACAAGGGAGAATTTCCAACAATAGAAATACCAAAATCGGGAGACAAACCGAAAAAGGAGAAAAAGAAATGAACAAAGCCAAAGCCTTAGCAGCCTCATGGGCACGATCATTCATGGCAGCAGCGCTCGCCCTATACATGGCAGGCGTGACTGACCCAAAGACACTTGCAATGGCAGGTGTTGCAGCGGTCGCACCAGTAATTTTGCGCTGGTTAAATCCGCAAGATAAGAGTTTCGGGTTAACGGGGAAGTAACTCGGAAACTCACTGCGGCAGGGTTGGTTTGGGCACTTGCACTAACCCTGACCGCGTGTGGGTATCAGGGTTGGACACGGTATGAGTGCCAAGAATTTGAAAACTGGTCAAAGCCTGAGTGCAAAAAACCGCAATGCGTCCCCACTGGAACGTGTACTGACGACATACTTGGATTCACAACAGGACAAACCGAGAAGACGACGAACCCCTGAGGACGTACACGCGCAGCTGATTTTAATAATTGGCAGCACACTTGCGGCGGTGTTTTTAATCGTAACTTTAGGCATAACATACGCACTCATTTTCGTGACCCAGCCAATCGGGGCGCAAGCACCAAACGACGCAGCCTTTATTGACTTATTAAAAACATTGGCAATTTTCCTGACTGGTTCATTGGGTGGCGTTCTTGCTGGCAACGGGTTGAAATCCAAGCAAAAGCCCGCAGACACGCCGACAAACACGCAAGGTTCTTGACCGCGCGTTGATCGTGCTTCACCCTATGTCTAGGTGGTAGTCGTTACCGCCAAGAATCGGGAGAATTCAAAATGGTACTTGATCTATTAGACCCAGCCACGTTGGGGCGTTTGACCTTGCTGGCAATTTTGTTAGTCATGGCAGCAGCCGTTGGTTACGCCAAAGGACACAAAGACGGAAGCCGTGAAGGCTACACGCGCGGGCGCGCAGTCAATCGCCACATTTCACAGGCAAACAAGGCGGTCAAATAAATGGGGTTCTTAGATAACTACGAGGCTTCACGCGAGCGTTTAGAGCGCTGGAATCGGACATTCCCACTAGGACGAATTGAAACACGGATTGTTGAATTCAGTGCTGAAAAGGGTTATGTCCTAGTTGAAGCAAAAGCGTTTAGGCACATGGACGATCTTGAACCTGCTGGAATAGATTTTGCTTATGGCTATCAGGGCGCATACCAACAAAACATGAAACGTTGGTTTTGCGAAGATACGGTCACGAGCGCAATTATGAGAGTTCAACAATTAGTCATGGGCGGGGCAGAACGAAGCACAAAGGAAATCATGGAACAGGTCGAACGCACACCAGCCAAGATTGCCAACACTGACACAACGGATTATTGGACAACAAAGTTTGGTGACGTGCCAAGTTTCAAGACCGCAGCTGACGCCGAGCAGGCAGGAATTCCTTCATTGGGTTCCAGTATGGACGAAGTTGCAAAGCAATTGGGCGGCGAATTGGTAGCGGAAGCACCCCAGTGCCGTCACGGACACCGCGTTTGGCGAACAGGAAAGAGTGCAAAAACAGGCAAGGATTGGGCAAATTATTCATGCGTTGGACGCAAGCCTGACCAGTGCGAACCTCTTTGGTACGTCTTTACAAGCGACGGAACATGGAAGCCGCAACTATGAGCGACTACATTGAGATAATTAACCCGCAAACCATGATTGGGAAACTGCTAAAAAACGGTGAAGTGGTTGAAGAATACAAAATGGAACAATGCGACAAATGCTCAATTTTGACGCGCCTTGACGCTTTTGGTTATCAAAAGGGTTTTGGCAATGAAAAGATTATTTGGTTTTGCGCAGGTTGCAGATGAAAATGCAGATCAGTCGAAAAGACGAATTGACCTGTTTGAAGGCTGCGATTTCGTTCATTGAAAACGGTGACGAAACGCTGGACACACCGCGTCGGTACAACACCAACATCACGTTCTATGAACGCGTGGGTGAATTAGCCGAATCCATTGCAAGTGAATGGATTGTGGCGCGTTATTTAGGATTTGATTATGACCCATTTGAACCCAAGATGAAGAAAAAGGCTGACGTTGGCGATAAGTTTGAAGTCAAATGGACAAGGCACATTGAAGGTCAGTTGATTGTCTATGAGTACGACCGCACTAGCGACGTTGCCATTTTGGTGACAGGGCAAACCCCGCATTACTACATAGCGGGCTGGATACCAGTAGTAATTGCGCAAAAGACGCGCTTTCGCCATTCACATCAACCGACTTGGTGGGTATCACAAATCAACCTTCAGCCGATTGAGAATCTGAGGAAAAGCAACCATGCGCACAATCCAGTTTGAGTGCAGAAAATGCAAGAAGATGACAAAGCAGCTGATTCACAACATTACCGACCTATTGCCACCAGGTGTCGAAACGATTCAATGCACAGTGTGCAGTTGCATGACGGTTGCTCAGATCGGGACTTCAAATGCCAATCTATGAGTTTAAATGCACGGTGTGCCAAATCAGTATTGAGGTGGATAAGTCAATCCACGAAGAACGCCAACCAATCTGCTGCGGGCAAAACATGAGCCGCACCTACTCAACCTTTGGCATTTCATTCAAGGGTAAAGGCTGGGGACACCAATGAAAAGTTATCCACAGCTGTTATGCACAAGGGTGCAAAAGGTGTGGGACACGCCCAAGACCATGCGTAAAGTTATTCAACCCTTGACGTGGGGGTGTACGCTTGACGCATACAACAACACCACGAATTTAGTGGATAAAACAAAGAATGAAGTTCTTTCAAATCATCTTGAAAAGAAAAAGATAAATAAAAAAAGACTTCAATTGTTGCTACTAATCATTGGCTTCGTCGCAACGATAGGTGCAAGCCCTGCCAATGCAGCTGCTTATTCGATAGATCACTTGAAACTCTATGCACATTCAAGGCTATTGGACTATAAAGAATTCCAATGCTTCAACAAGATCATCACAAAAGAATCAAGGTGGTCATACACTGCACGCAATGGCAGTCACTATGGACTGGGACAGATGAGGTCGAAGCACTATCGTGACCTTGACCCATTCAGACAATTGGACGCAACCATTCGCTATGTAACAATGCGTTATCAAACGCCATGCAATGCTTGGGCGTTTCACATGAAACATGGGTATTACTAATGGCAAGTGCATTAAAGGACAACGGCTCAACTTCACGTTGGCGCAAGATCAGGCAACGGATACTTGAAAGAGATCAGTACACATGCCAGGCATGCGGACTTGAAGGCAACACAGTTGACCACATCATTCCAAGAAGTCTTGGGGGTGGTGATGAAGAATTTAACCTTCAATGCTTGTGCTACAGGTGCAACAGCGCCAAAGGCGGTATTAACCGTTTAAATGGCAAAAATGGGCAAAGGGGGGGTTTTTTTAATACGGCGGGAACAC